CAGCTTACGCGATATTTGAACGCATCCGCTGGGAAACCGACGAAGCTGATGTTGACGGTAAATCAACGTTTAAAGTGAACAATAACCATCGCCCATATTATGCGCGTTGGTATATGCAATCCTTTCCAGAACATGCCGGTTTCTTTCGCATTCGCGAGCTAACCAGCGAAGAAAGATTAGCCACAGATTTGCCAGAATTAACGCCAAAGGATTTTCCGTATTTAAATGAGCAGAAAGGCGGCTGATCTTATGCTAAACTGGAAACCAAGATTTAAGATCAACGAAAAAGGTTATTTACCATGAAAGATAAAGGAATGGAAAATCTGCAAGTCGTGGCGATTTCTTATATAATCCAGCGACTAGATAGCATCCGCGATTCTGATGATGTCTTTTCGGAGCTAGAAGGCTTTCGAGGGGAACTTATGTATAACATGGGCGTAAATGCCTACAATGAAGCGAAGCGCATAGAAAAAGCAATGAAGGCGCATTTAGTGGAAGGGCCAGATTATGAGCAATAAAAATTATTCAGCGCCAGTTGTGGCATCGGGTTTCTGGGTTGGCTTTGCTTTGCTGGTTATCGCTTTCTGGGGGGAACCTGACTTGCGCGGCGCGTTGATTACTTGGCTAGAGAACGCTCGTTATGATTGAGTTTTTCACTGCCTTGGTGATTTCATATAATATGGCCGGCGGCTATATGGAAAGTTACGTTTGGTTTGAAAGCAAAGACCACTGCCAGCAAGCCATGCGGAGCGACATTTACGATGTGATTTATGAAAATTATGAAAACACGATGATGAAATGCCATGTTAGCGATCAGGCTTCTAAGATTATTAGACCGCTAAGAAGGCCACAAAATGACTAGCCCCTATCAGCTTCCCGATGGGAAAGTTTTAATAAGCTTTTCCGGGGGAAGAACATCAGGTTTTATGCTGCATAAGATCCTTGAGGCTAACAATGGCTTGCCAGACCGCGCAAAGGTTGTTTTTGCCAACACCGGCAGGGAAATGCCAGAAACACTAGACTTCGTGCGTGATTGCTCCGCGCAGTGGGATGTCCCGATAACGTGGCTGGAATATAGAAAAGACAAACCGAAGTTTGAAACTGTCAGCCATAATAGCGCCAGCCGATCCGGGGAGCCTTTTGAGCAATGCATAGAGAGCAAGGGGAGCAATCGCTTCCTGCCTAATCAGGCCATGCGGTTTTGCACCCAAGAAATGAAGGTTTTAACGATTAAGCGTTATCTTGTTTCACTTGGCTGGAAAAATTGGGCCAACACTGTCGGCATTCGCGCCGACGAAGCGCATCGAATAAAGCCATCAAAAGAAAAAAGATGGCAAAATTGGTTTCCGCTCGCTGACGCTCTTGCGACCGTAAAAACAATTAATGACTTCTGGGCGGCTAATTCTTTTGATTTGCGGGTTATGAAAGGCGCGGGTAATTGCGATGGTTGCTTTTTAAAGTCTGAAGCCACCCTTGCCGCTCTTTGGCGCGAACATCCAGAAAGGATGAATTGGTGGGTGGATCAAGAAACCCGCACAAAAGGTAAGTTTCATAAGGCCAGAAGCTACGCTGAATTAGGCAGCTTTGTTAGTAGACAAGGTGATTGGATATTTGATGACGAAGCATATCTATGTCAATCCGATGGGGGAGAATGCACCGGCTAAATAGCGCCATCGTTTCTGAGGCTTTTTAGCAAGTCAGAAATCAAGTTGATACGCTGCCTTTCCGTCAGGGCAGCGTTTACTTTTTCCTCACCATTCACCCATATTTTTAAGGCGTCATCATCGACGCGCCAGCAAAATATGGGTGGCAGATTGCTTTCTGACATTAGAGCCAGCTTTCAACGTGAAAACATGGGCAAGCCTTAGTCGCATAATTCGAGTGACCGGTCACTTTTTCGATCGTCGGGAATTTGGCTTTATATTCCGCAATTAGATCGCGCAATGCTTCCTCTTGCGCCGGGGTGAAATTATCAAGAAACGCATCATCAGCGCAACCGCCACGGCCACCAACTAAGCTGACGCCTATGGTTGTCTTATTGTTGCCCCTACAATGCGCCCCTGACCGCTCTACGGGCCTCGCATAGCCTATTTCGCCGCTGCGATGCACAACGGCATGATATCCACAATCTGACCACCCGCGTTCCTCGACGTGCCACCGAGTGATTTCCTTAACGACATCTTCCGCCGGGCGATCCGCAAACCACTTAGAATTGGTTGCCGTGCAATGCACAACTATTTCGTCGATCTTTCTCATTTGGTTAAGCCTTTCTGTTTTTCATATGTTCTCAACCCGCCAATGCCCAACATGCCGCCGAGAACGGTTAGCAATGTTCCCATGTCGAATTCCGGCAATGGTGGAATCTCTGTGCCTGTCATCGCAACGACAAAAAGGGCAACAGGCTGACCGATAAAATGCCAACCAAAAGCAAACCCACAGACCCAACCAATGAAAGGACGCCAGCCACCTTTAAAAGTGCTTCCACTTGCTGCCTCTGCTTGGTTGACCGATATTTGAGCGAGGGCCAACTCTTGCGCGTGTCGATCCGACATTGTGGCAATCTCGTGTGCGAGTTTTGCTCTCTCGTCGGCATCTGGAATAAACTTGTCTAAAAGACCAGTGACGGGTGCTATTAATTTATCAATCATTTCCTGCTCATCCATGCTGTTGCGCCCATAAACGCCCCCACGATACCCGCTCCTGAGATATAAAACAAATTAGAAATATCACTTAGAGCCTTGATGCGATCGACCGGCATTGCAAACATCGCCACCGTAAAGACTCCCATGCCGATTAATGTCCACCGGGCAATGCGTAATTGAGCCAAATGTTTTCGAGATTGATCCTCGAATTCGCGGATTTCTTTGGCTTTCTCGATCTCCGAATCGCTTACGATGCCATCGTGATCGAAATCATATTCATCCAACTTGCTATCTTGCTGCAATTGCTTCTGAGCCATTTTACACCTCAATATTTACGTTTGCGCCTTGCGGCTTGGTTGCTTTGGTTGCGCCGCCAAATTTGTCATATGATTTGGATAGTTCGAGGCTTTGCTCCCTGAGCGCCTCTAAGCGCCGGTGATTNGCCCGATGCTCTTTTTCCACCCTCTGATCCGTTAANTGCGTTTCGATCGCNTCACGCGCTCTNGTTTGCTGGTGGATGTTGCTGGAAATATCAAATGGCATTTTGCCAGCGCCTTGAATACCGTCAGCCACTACCACCACCCCGCGCCAAGACCGGTCAACCATGTGCCGCCGCCAATAATTGCCGCCAGCATAACCAGCAATAAAATAAGCAAGAAGGTTTCAAAGAACGCAGCTTTGCGCTCTTGCTGCTTATAAAGCGTTTCCTCGCGCTCTTTTTTAATCTTGCGGCGTAGCTCAACCATTTCGCGCCAAGTGCCATAACCAAAGCGATTGTTCAGCATTTGCTGCAAATCTTTTTCTTGTTCTGCCAGTTTCTTTTGGTGAATGATAATTTGCAAAGCTTCTTGCTCCACAGAGCCAGACGAAAATAGCTTGGTAAATATTGGCGGGTTTTTGCGTTGCTGTTCTGCGCGGCCAAGATCCGCTGCCGCGCCGTACCATTTGCCAAGTTGACCGGCCACATCCTCAAGCTCACGCCCGGCGTAAACCAGCTTTTTGACCATATTATAACTAGCAGTTGCCGCACTGATAGCCGTTATTGGATCAATCATTTTTTTACGCTCACCCAACTTGGACAAGCCGCCGATGGCGAGATTATAACACGGTGAGGATAATGATAATACCTCTTTGAAACAGAATAAGGCGCGTAATATATACACGCCTTGTAAAGACCGCCGGGTTGAGAATGCCCGAATGCGGCAAAAGATAGATAGAGAATTATCAACCCATTTTTATTAGGATCGATGCCAACATTATCACGATCGCACCGGCAATCGAAATCATAATGGTTTCGATGCGCTTGATCCGAATAATGGTTTCGCGCCACCGCTCATCGACTTGAGTTTCAACTCTAGTCACTCGAGGCTCGAGCGTGTCAATTCTTTCATGCGCCGATGATACTGTGTTTCTTGACATATATCACCTCAAGGCTTCGTCGGCCAATCGTCATCGGCCAAATCTGGCCAATTCGCATGATTCGGTAAATTTCTCAAACTTGTTCTGTAAGTTTGCCAAAGTGTTTTATCCGAATCGCTCAATGGTGAATCTGGCATTTGCGTCCAATCTGATTCAACCAATAAAGAATCTCTTTCCGCTCGATGAATCCCCGGTTTTAAATTATTGCGTTCCGAAAGCATTTCAGCATCATACGCATCTGAATCAAAATCTGGAGTCCAAGGCTGTCCATCCAACATATGTTTCGACATTTTTTAAACCCTTCTCAACTGACGAATGCGACCATACATGCCACCGCTGGTTTGAAATCTAATCTTTGTGACTTCTGATGAGGTGTTTGGTGAGTGAATCATAAACTCGCGGTGATTTGTCGAATGCGTTCCAAATCCCGCCCAATCCGCGAAAGCTGTTGGCTTTTCTGAACTTCTTTGGCTGTATCTCATAACTCCGTGAAATGTCATATTGTTTAAATTATATTGAGCGATATTGTAATATGTACCCGGCGGAGACGAACTATTCCCGGCAAAATTTTGAAAACTTGTCGAATTATATGGGAATCGGTGAATTCCATAATAAGTTGTCGTCGTGCTTGCGCCCACAAAATATTGTAAGCCCAAAGCACCACCCCCCGAGCTGTTTACCTGCATTTCTGAAACTTCAAAAATATACTGATAATCGTGAACAACGGTGAAATCCGCAGTGGTTGTGTTTGATAGGTTTGTATTAGATACAACTTCATATGCCCCCGCTGGTGTTGTCCAATCCAAAACTCCAGAGCCATCTGTTTTCAAAACTTGATCGGCATCGCCATCATCTGCCGGTAGTGTCAAAGTATAGTTTGCCGACAAAACCGATGGCGATTGGAGAGCCACATATTGCCCACCGGCAGAATCTTCCAATCTCAAATCGCCTTGACCGCTAACATTTACTTGCGGCGATGTAATCTTGGTCGTGAATGTTGGATCATCAACAGATGCCTTTGCATCAATTTGAGTTTGAATTGCTGAAGTCACGCCGTCCAAATATCCGATTTCGGTTGATGTCAACGTTCCGGGAATGCCATCCAAGGCATTCAATTCTGTCGCTGATACTGTTGCACCATCAAGTGCAGTATTAATTTCTGAGGCTGAAGCTGTAAGGCCAATATTAACCAATGCTCCAGCCGCTGTTGTTGCCCCGGTTCCGCCCTCGGCAATCGTTACAACAGCTGGCAATGTGAAGGCATTGACGCCCCCGATGTTTATATTCCATGACGAAATCGTTCCAGAGCCTTTTGTTCTAACAGAATCGACAGTCAACGTTGTTCCGCTATAGGATGTAACAATTGCATCTATGAAATTATCCGATGGATTTGCGGCATCTGAAATCCTCAAAGGCGTTCCTGCGGCATATGGTTTTGATGCCGCAACGGTGAACGTTTTTGTTCCGGTGGCGATTGTCGTGCTTGTGGTCGATGTTGATTGATATGTGTTCGCCGCATGAGTGACGAAATCCTCAAGAGCATCCGGAAACCCATCAACGTAATTTAAACCCTCAAAATCAGCGATTGTATATGTTCGACCATTCAGTGTAACTGGATATGACATTAGATAAGTTCCTCAATTTCGATTCTGCGGCCGTAGTATGTTAGTGCAGAATTAACGATCGGCGATGTTGCTGCAATCCTACCATAAATATTTTGCGTTAGCCATGTTTCGCTCGCGCTTGGTTGTGGGATCACCAAAACATCTTTTGAAATTCCCTTAACTCTGTCAAGATCATTGAAAATATTGCCCATTATCTCCGCTTCTGGCAAGTTTATCAGATCAAAGCGAATGCGACGAAATTTCTCTACTTCATCCACAAAAGTTTGGCCGCCTCTGGATTTTGTGACGCGGCTTTCATCTATAAACTCAAATTCAACGCCGTTAGCATAGTTTACTGTCGGCTGGTATTTTGGCCCGGCAATGACTCGACCCGCTTGCAAATATCCGTTTGAATTTGCTGTGTCAGTAATGTCGATCCGAACATATCGACCGATTTTTGAATCTGGCAAAAGCGAAAAAACGCTTGCGGTGTAAAGTGCCGCTTCCGACTGGCTTGGTTTGCTTCCCCAATTAAAGACCCCCCATGGTGACGCGCCGAAACCCTCGATCGGCGTCCAAACGTCAACTGTTCCGGAATCATACAAAGTTGTCGAAAAATTGGAAACGGCTGACAGCCTGAAACGTATGGTTGCCGATGTCGTAAAATTGTGTGCAATCAATGCGATCAAATCCACAAGTTGGCTCGATCCAAAGTCAATATCGATTTGAGCGGTTGTTTGTGAATTTCTCCAAACCCTTACAATCTGCAAGTTTTGCAAATTAGTAACCGGCAATGATGAAACCTCATTATCAACCGTTATAGTTCCGCCATCGGCATGATTTGTCGTAGAAATGATAATATTCTCGGCCATATTAACCCCACAATTCCAATTCCACTTCGTTCACCGCTGCATCCTCGGTGATCGATATGACTCGAAACAATTTGCCGCTCGTTAAATTATAACGACTAAAAGTGATTTTTACTACATCATTCAGTTTCAAAGTATAAGGCAAAGACTTCACTCGAATTCTATAAATCTCGCGTTGCACCTTATAAAGATTTAATAATCTTGTGGCCTCGGTCGATGCCGGTGATGTTTCTGCAAACAATGCCGGGATCGCCAATGTTTGAGAGTTTGGATATTTGGTGACAACGCCGGAATCGGTATCGACCTCAAACAAAGCCTCACGCAATAAATAATCTCGCTGCGCGGTGGTTACTGATGCGCCGAAATCCGATTCATTCATCACTGAATTGTTTTTCTTATAATCAACCGTGACCCGATAATTGGGAACCTCTGATGCCAATCTTGCAAGCTCAATGATATTGGTTGAATCAAACTCGGCATCGGCAGTGCCTGTCGCAACCTCGATGCGGCCAAGAGTGAATTTACCATCGCGGTCAAACCCGTAAAACGCGCCAACAGTATTCGCCAACTCATCAAGAACATCTTGCATTTTTCGTTGATCTTTTATGTAAACACCAACCGCCGATGAGTTCGCCGTTTCGATAGCCGTAAATGCGGCGGTGTCTAAATCACCAGGATCGGTCAACCCACCATAAGTTGTGACGATCTCCCGAATGATTTTACCGGCTGATTCGATATAAGTTGAACTCGGCTTTGCGCCTTTTATGTCGGCGGTGATCTTTCCGGTTGGATCAGCAACCAAAGTGATGCGCCCGTTCGCTGTATCGACCGTGTAGTTCGTTGTTAAGCTCAACGCGACCCCGCCTTGATAAACCGCAACAACGCTCTCTATGGCCCCATTGTGAACCTGATAAACGCGGTTTGTCGGATCAACCAACACCGGCTCGATATTAAACACCTCGCCAAAACATAGAGGAATGGGTTTGCCCTCAAGGTTCGCCGATCCATTGTTGCCGCCGGTTCCCGCATAAAACACATCTGGGAAATCAACCGTGAAATCATCTTGATTGTCGCGCAAGATTACTTTTACAAACAAATCATCAAATTCAACCGCTTTGGATTCGCCTTTGAAAATTGTGTAATAATTTGAATATCCCGAACCCGCCTCACCGATCTTGATCTCAACCTCGCGGCCATTCCATGCGTAATTGGCATAATCATCCAATTCGCCATCGGCGTTAGTCAAAACCAAGTTTCCAAATCCCGGTGCTGAAAACCCGCCGATGCGACCTTGCGAAAACATAGTTCGAGTAAATGAAATCGGCTCAACCAATCTTGGCTCAAAGAACTGGTTTGCCGGTGAATCCGTTGGCTCGGTGATAAAACCCTCACCTGAATAATAAAGAGTTTCAATGGCTGATCCGCTCAAGTCATATGGCTTTAAAATGGCCAAATATTTGAGGTTTACGTTTTCCTTTGAAACAAGATCGATCAGTGCCATTTATGTTCGCGCTCCAACCAACTGGCCACCGGATAACACCCGAGATAAATCTCGGCGCAATGCCTTGATTTCCTCTTTCATGCTATCAACCGATCCAATTAAATCACCGGCGGTGCCTTTAATCGGCGCAACCGTTCCGTTGCGGCTTGGAATAAATAGCTCCGGCCCCATTTCACCAACTCGAACATTATCGCCGCCTCTGACATTTGCCCCGGTTCCCGCTGCCAAGAACGGCGCAGCGTCATTGTATAAATTTGCAAATCGATTCGCTCGGTCTTGTTCATACGCGGCACCCGCCGCCGACATATCGCCCTTGACGCCCATAATATGATCGGCAATCCCAGCCGCCAGTTGATCTTGCGCGATGTTCTTTGCGAATGAAATCCCGATTTGTTGCGCTAGTGATGACAATGAACCGCCGCCAAGAACGCCTTGCCCAAATGCCGTTGATATCCCGCCGGTAACTGATGAAAGAAAACCACCACCGGCGGCAAGCTGTCCTGTGATTAAGCCGCCAACACCGGGAAGAATTAAAGGCGCAACCATTGCCGCAATCGAAAGCAAATCACCGCTGACGATCGAATCAACCAATCCTCGAACCGCACCGCTGATTGCGCCGACAACGCTTTCGATCGCGCCAACAACGCTTTTGACAATATTGCCGATCACATCGACAACATTTTCAATGATATTTTTGATGCGCTTAATCAAACCACCTAAGAAAAACCCCGGTGTTAGTGAATCCATCATCCCGGCATCGATCGACATTGCGCCACCGTTGCCGCCAAACATACCACCCGGCATTTGCCCCGAATTTAACGCATCAAAGAAGCCGGTTCCGAACTTGGAAACGCTTGATGATTTTATAACATATTCGCCGGATGAAACCCGAGCTAAAACATCATCTGCCCTTGGCCCCCCTGAGCCGGGAACCAAACCACCATCCGCAAAAGCAATGTTTGGAAATACCTTGCCTAAGAAATTCAAGCCAACTGTAACCACCGCTTTGGCCGCAAGATCGGCAAGGCCGCGTTTAATAGCGTCGATGAATGTTCCGAAACTAAGATCGCCGGTCATAAAGAAATCAGAAAGACTTGTTTGCAGCGATGTAAATGCGTTGCCAACAAAGTCTTTCATGTTCGCCGCGCTATTATTTACCGAATTGAAAAACTCAACCGCTGCCGCCTTTGCCCCTGCCCCAAACGATCGATCCGTTTCGACCGCAAGGTTTGTCATTTCCTCTTTGATTCTCTGAATGCCGGAAATGTATTCGCCTTCGCCAATGATACCGGTGGCAAATGCATCATCGAGGATGGTTTTATTTTTGCTCAATTCTGCAAATGTCGTATCAAGACCCAAAATATCCCGCGCCATTGTGTTCAATGTTTCGGCATATTGCTCTGCCGTGATTTTGCCACTTTGAAATAAATCTTTTAATACCGCCTTATCAATCGCCAACTTACTCATTGCGGTGGCAAATGGGAAAAGTTTTCCGCTTACTTTTTCAAGCGAAGAAGCATATTCATCTGTTTTCGAACCAAGATTATCTGTTGCCCCGGTTACTCCATCAAGTGTTGGAATAAAATCCGCAAACGTTGCGTTATTAGAAACAACTTGCTGATCCATGTTTTCGGCTTCAGCGATAAATTGATTGAATCTTGTTTCCAAATGACTTGTCGAAAGCCCGAGAGCGTTAAACGCTGACCCTAAAAGATTATTGACATCAATGGTTTCAACCATTGTTGATAGTGCGTCTTGGATTTCCTCATTAAACGCCACCAATGCGGCGGCTGATAAAGCAAACCCCACCGCACCGGCTTTCCCCGCTTTAGTGAGCGTGCCCATTACTGTGGCAAAAATAGTTACAGCAAGTTGCGATTTAACAACTGCTTTGCCGAAATCAACAATTGATTTGGCAACTGAAAGAATGTTTCGAATAACTGCCGCGCCAAACGCAACGCCAAATGCGATCAATAAGGTGTTTAAATTATCAACAATCAAACGAATAGCCGCAACAGCCGCTTGAAGCCCAACAATCAACTTGTCGGAAATTGATTTCGCCAAATCCTCATTGCCTTGGATCATTTGAGTGAGCGCGTTCACAACTTTCGCTAGTTCACCCGCAAACCCCGCTTCGCCAACGGCGTTTTTGAACCGATCCATCTCATCAAATAAGTTGGTGAATGCGCCGCTTAGTGTTGCCATTTGAAGCGCCGCTGCGCCACCGAACTTTAGCTTGCCGATTTCTGTTAAAGTTTCAATGATTGAGTCGGCATCTTTGTTGACCGTTTTGGTAAAATCACCGATCGAAAGAGTTAATTTATCGCCTTCAGATTTTGCCTTAATGCCAAACTCTTTTAATCGCTCAAACTCATTTACCGATGCATCGGCCACCGCCTCGGCAAATTGTATAAAGGTTTTTCCGCTACCCGCCGCAATATCTGAGAATGCGGTCAATGAATCTTTTGTCGGGTTGATGCCTCTGGCAATCAATACGTTGAAAGATGTGACAATCTCATTCAAACCGAATGGCGTGTTTTTCGCAAAATCATCGAGGATCTTAAACGCACCCTCGGCATTTTGCATCGACCCGGTGAATGTCACCAGAGTCGCTTTTAATGTTTGAAACTCTGCCGAAACCTTAACAATGTCAGCAACAAAAGCCGCTCCAAAGATTGCCGTAAACCCGGCGGCAATCTTTGAAACGTTGATAAATGCGCTTTCGATATTTCCGAGCGAGGTTTTTAAAGTTCGAAACGCTCGGGCTGTTTCATCTTTTGCGGTTAACCGGGTTTCGAGCGTTGTTTGAGCCATTTTTGTTCATCGCCTGTTTTTGTCGATCGGACTGAATTTGAGAATAAATTGCCCATTCGATAAATTCATCAATAGACATTTTCGATTCCAACTCTTGAACCGTCATGCCCAACTTTTCAGCGAGATGGAATTTGAACTGGCGTTCCTCGCTCTTTTTTAGTTTTTTTCAAGTTCGCCCTCGTTTGTGGTCATTATCTGATTGGCCAACCGCGCCAAAACTGTGGCATCAACGTTCGTCCTCAATGCCGCTTTGTCGCTGATTTGAAAAATCTTATTCCCTTCTTCATCCAATGCCTTGAGAACCAAAAGCTCCGCTAGTGCATCCGACTCAGATTGATTTTTGACCGAGAACTGCAATTTGCCCTGATCTTGTAAGGTAAAAGGTTTCACCCAAAAGACGAAAGCATTGCCATCATCGTCAGCCCACTCGGGAACTTGAATTTCCCGAATGGGTTGATTTGCGAAATGGTTTTTGGCGAGTTCAATCGCGCTCAAACCTTTGGATTTTGAATTAGCCGCCATTATTCATCATCCCTTATGAAACAGTTGATTCAGTCAACGCGCCGGTTCCTTGGAAGGAAATCGATGCTTCAACTAGACCGTCATAAGACGCTGAGATTGTGCGCCCGGTAACAAGAACCGTTCCACTGAATTTGTGATCGCCGGTGGTGTTGCCTTCCATCTGAACATTCAAAGTCACCGATGAACCAACAGTCAATGCGCCTTGGCCTGATGAATCTGTATCATCAAACAACACATCGGCCGATCCGCTGAACTGTTTCAAAGACGTTTTATATGTGCGAGATGTGTCGCCCATTGCTGTATCTTCGAGAGTGTCCATCGTTTCATCGATAGAATAAGAACGAATTTCGGCGACCTGGTCTGTACCAACCAAGACCACCCCATCTGATCCGCTAAATGTAGCCATGTTTAATCCTCACTTTTGAGAGTTTCGGGTTTTGCGGCTTTCGCCGCCTTGGGTTTGGATGATCGGGGTGATTCCGTCCGATATCCTTTGGCCTCGAATGACGCCAAATCCTCTTGGTTTATCTCGATCGGCTCGCCGCCGCTAGGTGGATAAACATTAATCCGCTTTGCCATGTTTTCAGTCTCCTATCTAATAGACCGTTTCCGCATCGGTTTCTGTGGTAGAATACATTATTTCGTAAATAAATCGACCCACCACAATCGGTTTTTCGCCCTCGCCCGCAAACTCGGCTTCAAAAGTTCTCAAGCAAGTATCTTTTGCATTGCCGCCTCGGGTTCGATCGGTTGCCATTGCCGCCTCAACTTGCGCCGCGATATTGTCCAAGGTGTCATCTGGTGACGCTCCCTCGACATATGCCTCAACTGACACCTCGAGCGAGCGAATGAGACCGCGCGGCGGCTTAATCGTTTGTGCCTCAATCGTTTCGCTCGAGGTGTAGATACAAAGACCGGGCATTTTCCCACTTTGTATTGGATAAACCCTCGATGCGAAAACATTTGCGCCGGTGGTTGTGAGGCCGGTGAGAGTTGTTTCGATATTGTCTCGAATGGATTTGCGAACATGCGCCATTTAGTTTTTCTCCAATGCGAGAACCGTCATCCCAGTGCCATCGTGATCCACTACGCGAACCGTATAGGCGGTGGAATTTACCGTCAGCGCATCGCCATCCGCCGCGCTCGAAACGTCAGCCGTTCTGCAATTAAAGCGAGGCTGTCTAACAGCCATCGGAACGCCGCCCCCGGCGTCAACTTCAACTATATCATTGTCAAAGATGCCGTTCACAGTCGCTGCGCTGCCGCCCTGTGGGGTGTAAGTCGCTGCAACGCCAAAGTCATCAGCATTAACAAAAACCGCCCTGTCTGCCGCTGTTTCAACCGCCATCTATAAACCTATTTACTGCCCTTTTTGACCTTAGTGGCCGTGGACGTTTTCAGACCAACAGAGCGATCAGATTTTTTCGCTTCATCTGCCGGAATGCCTTTGCCTGTGGACATAAGGAAAGAAGCCAGCACATCGTCAGCCTCTACAATATCCCCGGCGCTTTTGGCTTCGCCATTAATAACGGTTCCGCGTAGTAATGAAATCTTCATTGCAATTCCCCTTTGGAAAAAGGCGCGAGTTTCCCCGCGCCTTAATTTATTTAAGCTGTTGTGATGTCAAGGATCGCTGCGAATGATTCCGCATGACGAACCGCAACGTCGATATCTTGGAACATCGCAATGCGTGTCGCGCCTTGAGTTGACAGGCTGTAAGGATCAACCGTTACATCCAGCCCACCGAACATCGCAATCATCAACTCGCTAAAGTTTCCGAAGATGGCGGCAGAACATACACCCGACGATGAGCCTTTTGTCAGATCAGAAGGAACCAAAGTCGTTGATGCGACACCGTAACCCAGAAGGGTGTTAGAATCGTTCAAGATAAAGTTACCTTCTACACCAGACGATTGACGCGGTGTTTGGCGCATTGCTGAAACCACTTTCGGGTTAGTCAGGAATGACAAGTTGCCAGCCAATGCGTTATCGATGGCGACTTCTTTTTCCAGATCAACCAGCTTTGCGAAAGTAACCGCTCCACCGTTTGTTCCCATCGCAACTGAACCGATGCCGCTTGTGCCGGTGATGCCGGTTGGCTCGTTAGAACCGCCGCCCTCAATGGCTACGTCATCAATCTTTGCCGCAAACTGACGAGTCATATCATCACGGATGATTTGCTCCGCGCTTGGATCTGACTGCATTACTAGCTTCCGTGAAAGATCAACATGCTGCGCCAAAGTCTTTGGCGACATGGTGATCTGACGGAAAGTCGGAGCGCCTTCAGAGCCGGGTGCTGCGTTTTCAGCAACAAACCCAACGGCTGTTTTTGCGTTTAAGGCTGGGATAGCAACATCGCCCTGCATCCCGGTCATCATGCGAGCGCCAAGCCCAGAGATAACCAGATTAGCGCGGAGCGCGTCAACGTATTCGTTGCCAAGGTGATCGGTTGGTTTCAAGAAACCACCGGCTGTATCTGTTCCGACTGTCAGATCACGTTTGAAAATATCGGTTGGAACATAAAAGCCGCGAGGGTCTTTGCCTGTGCGCTTGGCGATTTCGTTAGAAACTTCCAATTCGTAACCAGACACGCCGCCGCTCATTGCACCACGAATAGCGCGAAGCAAAGAATAATCTTCGTTACGCTCTTTTTTCGTCATGCCCAGATCGGTCGGCATTTCAAGCGGCGCATCCGCGATTGCGTCTAAAACAACGCCACGGAATTGCTCGATTGATAGACCGTCACCAATAGCCTTTTCAGCTAGATCACGTTTATTATGCTTGGCCCCTAAAGCCAAAATGGATGATGCGTTCTTTTGGAAGTCTGCGCGAGCGCGTTCCGCAAGAGCGTCGTTATTTTGTTCAGTCATTTGAACATCCTCTTTTTTTGGAGTTGCTGGTTTAAGCGGTTCAGCCTTGCGCCCTACACCCACCGAGTCATCAGCCGGAATAGAAACAATGCTCGCTTCCATAGGAAGCCACGAATCGACGCGATAGATGTTCCCATCGCTTGCGTTTTCATCGCGTGTCATTCTATTGACGCGATAGCCAATAGAAACGTTTTGCCGGATTTTATCCCGGACATCATCGTAAACAGTTGAACCAAGTTCGCCCTTGCTAAAGCGAACAGTCGCACGGAGTCGCCGCGCCGAGGTGTCAAGGTTTACAGATTCGATTACGCCTATTTGGCGCTCTGGGTCGTGGTCAAGAAGCAAGGGTGCCCGACCACTGTTTAAGAATTTTAGGTCAACGGCTCTTTCGGTATGGTCTAGAACCTCCATCCCAAAAGAACGCTCAACCGGCGTTTCAGAAGAAATGGACATAGTGACGCGCCTCTGATCTTCAGCGTCAACTTCCCCGTCCATATCCATCGCCCGGTGGAATGTTTCAACTGTGGCTTTGCGTTCCGCATCGTCCATTTCAATGCGTTCTTCTTCGTCCTTGCCGCCATAGCCAGAAGTTTCTTCAACCATTTCGGGCGCTTCGGATTTGCCAAATTCTATAACATAAGAATCGTCCGTTTCGGTAACGTTCTTGATGTGGCGTTCTTCTAGTTCCTCGCTCATTTGCTCGAACCTTTCTTGATTTGCTTTTTCCAATGTCTCACATTTTGCCGCTTCGCGCAATTCTCCATCAATAGACCGCTCGCCTTTGGTTGACTCAGGATGGCCTTCTGGCAGCAAGTCAGTGTCGTGCTTGCCCCCTTGGAATCGCCCATTTCTGAGGCAGAATAAAAAACTATTGCAACGCGCATAAGCCCACTGCTCTGGCGAGCTAACGCCGGGTCTGACAGATCCGGGGTTTTGCTTATAAGCGCCAATTCCGCGCTCGAAGCATTTCGCAAGCATTCCAAGCGTGGCGCGTTTGGTTTCATCATCGCCATATTCTTCGTTATGCTCTGAAACCTTTTTTTCTAAAGCGGTTCTAACCGTATCGCTCAAGTCATCGATGGCGCGTTCTTTTTTGCCTTCTAGCTTTTTGACAAGTTCAAGGATTACGTCCTTCATCCCTTGCTCGCCAAGATTGCCGATCACGCCCCATTTCATTTGGGCGACTACTCCGGCCACGTTTGACAGGTTTGGCTGAACATCGCCCCCGCTAAACTGCTCGCCATCGCCAAAGTGCCGCGCCGCCCATGCCTCGCGCTCTTTGATCCAGTTTAAAACGCCCTCAGTTTCTGAACCATCACGCGCTCGGCCCCAAAGCATGAAAGCCTCGTTCCCGCGAATATTGCCCCCAGCGCCCCAAACGTCAGCGTTGAACTCTTTTATATTTTCAGCAAATCCGCGATCGAACTGTGGATAATTAGAGTTCCGCAAAGAAATCTTTTTATCTTCGCCTTTTTTGGGGAAATCAGTCGCCATCGTTTTCCCCATCATCTTCTTCTGTGGGCTGAGCTACGAACTTCATTGGCCCATAACCAGACTGACCGCCACCAAACGGCTCGAAGGCAAGCGTTAAGCCTCTGTCTTTTGCCATCTGCTTTTCAAGCTGGATCTGGTCAAGCGTTTCGCTAATGTCGCGCCCGTATTGGTTGGCAACATCCTGCAAAGATAGAATGCCGCTATTCAAGCCGATCACTGAGGCGTTCATTTCCCTTGCCGGGTCAACCCATGCAAAGCCACGCGCCCGAAACTCTAGGTTTTCTGAGAATTTATCAAAGCGAGCCAGAGGAATCGGAATGGTGTTTGTATCCATTGCCGATGATAACCAAGCGCGGAAAATAGGTTCCGCGAAATGGGAAATCATAAAGTTTTGAAGCACCTTATAAAAATCCCGATCCTCTAAAGCGCCCTGCCTAATCGAGGAATAAGACGTTTGCGTAAGGTCGTTAGAAAGCGAGGCATAGGAAACACCAAGCGATGATGCGATGCCGCGCAAAATAGCCTTCTCAAAGTCTGCAAAGGTGTTAGCGTTTGACGATGGATCAAATGCTTTGAAATCCATGCCGGGGCCAAGCTGGTGAAACGTTCCCGGCTCTGCCGACATAACCGGCGTGTAATTATCTTCTAACTCATCGCCCACAAATTCATCGCCATTTGGCGATATAAAGAAACCCATCTTCGACGCGCTCACGCGCTCATTTACTAAGACAGCCTCGCGCATTCCATTCAGCTGCTTTAATGGAGAAACCGCAGCCGCCATCCAAGGAACGCCGCGAGACTGCCTTGCCCGATCTGGCAGATATATGTGAAGGATTTTATCTGCCGGAACGCGGGTTCTTCGTGTGGTTCTATGCGTGGAATATTCCTGATCGCCGGGGTGGGCTGAAAGCAAGTGATATGCAACCGGGCGATGATACTGATTCATCTCAACGCCCATGCGGATCTGGTTTCCGTTTTGCAAATCTTCATTATGCAATTCGTCCAGCAAATCAGGCTCAAGAAACTCGATGGCAAAGCGTTCTTGGTTATCCCGGTAATTTACCAGACGGATTAAAACCTCGCCATCACGCGCTAGATTCTCGATTGCAAAACGCTGGGCATCGACCCACGAATATCGCCCGTCAACCGTGCAGTTCCCTTTGCGCCCCCAAACCTTGAAAGCGTTTTCAATAATAGTGTTTCCCGGCGCGTCAAAGCTGTTGTCGCTGTTTTTAGCTTTTACTTGAACGCGGATGCCCTGCTCGCCAATAACGTTCACCTTCATAAGCGTTAAAAAGCGCCGCGCGTATTCATCGTTTCGAGCAAGATCCCGGCAGCGATAACGGATAGATTGCAACGCTTGTTTTATTTCCGCATCGGGCGATCTGCTAGAAGCCGTAAAATCTGCGAAAAGCCGACCCGTTTGGGCGGCTTTATAAGAGCGTCTTGATTTGACCTTTTTATCTCTTTTGAAGAAATCGAAAACGCCCATCTTTAAAACCTCGCCACTATTGTCGCGCCTGTCGGCTTGCCACGTTTGCGGCGCTCTTTACGTTTTTCTCTTGCGACTTCGGAAGCGTAATAATCGCGCCAGCGCAAAAGGTCATCGATAGTTAGCTTAACAAGCGAGCGACCTTGAATAGAATAATTTGAAACATCGCTGTCAGCCCGGTTTTCTAATAGGCTCTGAATCTTATCAACCATGATTTCCGCATGGCTTCGCGGATCAACACCGGTTACATCGATATCCGTTCCAACATCCCAATGGCCCTGATCGATTACAATCCGCGAACTATCGCTATCGCGCACAATCTCCAAATGCCAATGATGATGACCCGCGTCAAAAGACGCTGATGCTGCGCTTGCTATTGTAAAAAGAAAGTCTGTACCGCTTGCGGTTCCCACAACTTGAAACTCATGGTTCCCGCCGCCCTGCGCCATTCGGCTTATATAAGTCGCGGTATAAGTGTCATTAGGATAATCGGAATGAAGATCGCTCCGCTTCCACTGCACAAAATCGCCAATGACAAATTCATCGGGTTCCGTTTCTGGTGCGTTTGCGGCATCAAACAAGTTTGCCATTTATTATCTCCAAGAGTTAGCAAAACCGCCCTGATTTCTAATCGGTCTTTGTCTCGACCTTCTAAATTGCGGTTTTTCCTCTTTTACGTCCGGCTCTTTGGTTTGTTCTTCTGCCGCCTTTTGAGCAAACCTATTCGCTAGACTATTAACATTTAGGTTCAAAATAGCAAGAGCGGCGATAGCGTACACTCTGCAATCAAGAGCCTCGTTCCGGGGTCGGGTTTGCACCCATTCTTTCCGCTTGTAACCCTTCCTATATCTAGTCACCAACTTTTCAGCCGTAAGCTGGGCGAAATATTCGTCCGATCTTCCCATCGGAAAATGGCAATAACCCGGCCCCGGCTCCGTAATTCTTAACCTAGAATACACTAAATCTTTAATTCCATCTACACCTACTGGAAACAGTCTAACAGATTGTCGGTTATTTTTCGATGGTTTTCCTACATGGGGTCTACCTTCGCCGCCTACACCCTTAATAGCAAAGATCCGCTGGCCCTCTCGAGGTTTAACAAAAGTATAAGTTGCGTTCGTATGATGGCCCCCGGAGTCAATGCAAGCGCATCTAACCGGAAGCTCAACGCCTCGCGGGTGATCCCACGTTTCGCGCAATGCCGTGTCAAGCAACCCCCAGACTTGCGGCGATGACGGATCACCGTAAAGAATTTTATAATCTAAGCTGTAAGTCTCTCCGTCCCGGCCATGCCCCAGATATTCCAATTCAAGCCGATCATCTTGAACGTCCACGCCGGCGGTTATTAAAACCACTTCTTCCGGCAGTAAATTAGGATCAAAACTTTCGCGCCCATGTATTGTTTCCTCTGTAACGCCCTCGCCATCTTCTTCCCAGCTTTGCCCCAGATAGGTATTTATCCACGTTTTAAGGCGCATCGGGTCGGCTTTTGATTGCAGAAATTCCTGCGCCGCCTGTGCTAATGGCGTCCACGGCGAATAAAGACCGCTTAAATGAAAGCCGATCGTGCCGGTAAATGGCGCAGAAGCCTTCCACTTTCCCCGTTTGACCGCGTTATATCGCGCCGCATCATCCCAAAAAGACCCGCAATGCTCGCAAACATAGCCAGCCGTTTCGGGCTGATCCTTTTGCCACTGGACATTTTTCCAATCTAAAACCTGATATTCCCCGCAATCTCGGCAAGGAACGTGATACTTTCGCTGGTCGCTTTCCAGAAATGCTTGCTCGATTCGGCTTTCGTCTTTGTTTGTCGGGGTGGAAACCATGATTATTTTGCGGTTCCAGAAGGTCGCGCTACGCCGGGTGGCAAGCTGAACGGGATCACCTTCCGCGCCAGCTGATAAAGGATAGCGATCAACTTCGTCCATTAAAACAATTCTAATTGGGCGGCTGGCTAATCCAGCGGCAGAGTTCGCGCCTACTATAGAAAGATGCCCATTCGGAAAAACCTTATGCAGCATCGTGTTTCCACTATCGCGGGTTCTGCTGTCGGCAATCAAACCAGATAAAGAATCCGTGTCGCGGATCATTGGCGCAAGGCGCTCTTGTGACCAGGATTTAGCCATTTCCAGCGTGGGCTGAACCACCAAAACAGGCGCGGCGTCTTGGCTGATGTGATAAGCGCAAATATTATTTACAATTTCTGTTTTGCCAATTTGCGAGGAAGTCATAAAAACAACGGTTTCGGCTCGCGGATCGCTAACAGCATCCATCATGCCCCGCTGATAT